CAGAGAAAGTAACACCAACAAAAGAAACTAAAACCATAGGATCATAAGTGAATGGCACTCATTCCAGTTACTCCACCCGCAGGCATAGTCAAGAACGGAACTGACTATGGCAATAAAGGTCGTTGGGTTGACGGGGATTTAGTTCGTTTTGAAAATGGCTACCTAAAACCTATTGGTGGCTGGGAGAAACTTAGAACAACAGCATTAGATGGCGCACCCATTGGGATGTACGCCTATTCAGATAATGCTGGTGATCCTGTTTTAGCAGTTGGTACTAGAGAAAAAGTCTATGTCTTATATGACAATACATGGACAGATATTACACCTTCAGGCTTTGTTAATGATGCAAGTGCTGATCCTTTAGGATTTGGTGCATATACTTATGGTTCAGAAGATTATGGCGATGCTAGAAGTCAATCTGGATTACCTCTAAATACAGGTCATTTCTCATTTAGTAATTGGGGTGAAGATTTAGTTTTTTGTTTCTCAGGCGATGGCAAGATTTATGAATGGTCGCCAAACTCAGGCGGTACACCCGATACGATAGCAACCGCAGTCACTAACGCACCCGTAGGCAACCAAGCAACCATTGTTACTAATGAAAGACATTTAGTTGCGATTGGTTCAGCAAGTGATCCAAGAAAAGTAGCATGGTCAACCAGAGAAGATCGTAATACTTGGACATCAAAAGCAACCAACACCGCAGGTGATTTACAAATCCCTACAGGTGGCAGAGCTTTATACGCTGTTAAGTTTAGATCCGACATTATCATTTTTAGTGATACAGGCATTAACAGAATGTTTTATTCTGGCTCACCTTTTGTTTATGGTATTGCCGATGCAGGTACAAACTGTAAAGCAGTAGGCAGAAGAGTGATTGTGCCTACAGGTAACTTTCTTGCATGGATGGGTGAAAATGCTTTCTATATCTATGATGGTACAGTTAGAGAAATACCTTGCGATGTGCATGATTATGTTTTTGATAATCTTAATGTACCAGGCAAAGGTGCTTGTTGGGGTGGACATAACTCTAACTTCAATGAGATATGGTGGGGATTCCCAAGCGGTGATACTCAATACGCACCCAATAAATATGTGATTTGGAACTATGCACAAAATGTATGGTCAATTGGTGAACTTGATAGAGGATGTTGGATCGACCAAGGTGTGTTTAATTATCCTATCTCTGCTGATTCAAGCGGATTTGTTTACGAACACGAATCAACTTTACTTGGTAATTCACCTGATCTTAATGGTAGATCACCTTTTTGTACTTCAGGGCCAATACAAATTGGTCAAGGCGACAGATTAGTACAATGCAATCAAATCCTTCCAGACGAAGAAGCTAACACCTTACCTGGTGTAACCCTTAGTTTCAAAGGTCGATTTAATCCACTTGGCGCAGAACAAGACTTTGGATCATTTACCTTTGAAAATGATGGCTATACCGATGCTAGATTTACCGCAAGACAAGTAGAAATGACAGTTACAGGAAGCACAACTCAAGACTTCCAAGTCGGTGACATACGCTTAGATGTAAAAAATAGAGGCAGAAGATAATGGATTTATCCTCACAACGACAGTACATACAGCGTGCTATCAATGTCAAACATAGTTTCGGTGGTACTACACAAGAAACCATCTATACAGCACCTAGTGGTGGTGACTTTGATTTTGTTATTTTAAAAGACTTATTTGCTTGTGATACAGGCAATCAGCAAACAGACTTAGATATATCTATTATTGATACTAGCGCACAAGAGTTTTTTCTTTACAAAGAACACAATATTTCAGCACATGCTACTGAGGAACTGATAACCAATAATGGTGTTATTTTGACTCAAGGCGAGATAGTTAAAGGTCAGGTCAACCATGCAAACATTGATTTAATATTTAGTGTTATTGAATATGGAAAAGGCGATTAGATAATGAATTTTTTTAATAAAATAGCTACAATAAAGGATATTTACAGGTTTTAATATGGCATTTTTTACTACATTAGCAACAGTTTTAGGATCAGCAGCAGCAGCCAAACAAGCATTTGATCCAAAAACAGGCAAACAAACTGTTTCGCAAACAATCGATCCAGCACAAATGGCTATGTATCAAGATTTGTACGGCAGAGCCAAAGGCATAGCCGCACAGCCTTTTGTACCCTACACAGGGCCAAGAGTTGCAGGTTTTTCTCCAGATCAACTTAGAGCATTTGAAGCAACCCGTGGTTTATTTGAAACAGGGATGCAGTTTGATCCTCTAACTGATATTAGAGGTATAGCTGAAGCTCCGATACCAAGTTTATTAAGCACAGATATTTCAGCTTATCAATCACCTTATCAACAACAAGTCATAGATCAAACTATGGCAGATATTCAAAGACAGGCTGATATTGCTAGGGGTTTTTCACAAGATCAAGCAATAGGCGCAGGTGCTTTTGGTGGTTCACGATCAGCTATCTTAGAAGCAGAATCACAAAGACCATATATCGAACAGATGGCTAGAACCTCTGCTGGTCTTAGACAAGCAGGATTTGAACAAGCACAAAGAGCAGCCGAAGCTGATATTGCTAGACAAATGAGAGGCAGAGAGTTTCAGGCTGGTTTACTGGGTGGTATTAGCGCAGAACAACAAAGAAGATTAGGTATGTTGGGCGGTATCGGTACTCAACAACAAGCTCTACAACAAAGAGCTTTGGATATTCCTTATCAAGAATTCCAAAGAGCATTGGCATACCCACAACAACAACTTGGTTTATTGGCTCAAGGTGTCAGCGCACAACCGCAACTCACAGGCAAAACATCTGCATATCAACCATCTAGTTTAGAAGGCGTTACTAGCGCACTTAATATTTTAAGCCAACCATTTATGCAATCTGGTTTCCAAAACTTATTTGGTGGCGGTGGCTCTAGTGGTGGCGGTGGCAGACTTCCGTTTTATCAACAACAACCTGGTATGCCTGGATCGGGAGTTAATTAATGGCAGAAGCAATGCAAGGACTAAGACAACTAGTCGATGTTTTAAACATTGAAACAGCAAGACTATCTGGTGATCCACAAAGATTACAGTTAGCTCTTGGTGAATCTGAAAGTAGAAAACTTCAACAGGCAGATAATCTTATCAATGCAGAGATAGATAAACTTAATATACCAGAAACACAAAAAGTTCTTTTAAAGGCAATAGATACCAAGTCTAAGGCTGATTATATTTTAGGTGGAGAAAAAAGAAGAATTGTTAAAGGAGCAGACGGATTTCAATATTATGCTGATACTGGCGAGAGAGTTTTACCTGGTGTAGTAAAAGCAGAAGAAACAGACAGAAAAATTGTTAAAGGAGCAGACGGATTTCAATATTATGCTGATACAGGGGAAAGGGTTTTACCTGGTGTAGAACAAGCGGCAAAAAAATATGACATGAAACAAGATGCTGCTGGTTACTGGAGATATACAGAAGGCCCTCAAAAAGGGGAAAGAGTTTTTGTTGATGTCGAAAAACCAGATCCGTTGCCAGACATAAAAGATGAATCAGCATTAAGAAAAGAATTTAATTCTCAATCTACATACTTTAAGGGTATAGCTCAATCTTTTGGAAAAATTTTAGCAACAGATCCAACTGCTGCTGGGGATGTTTCTTTAATATTTGCTTACATGAAAATGTTAGATCCAACATCTGTAGTAAGAGAAGGTGAGCAAGCAACTGCGCGTGAAGCGGAAGGTATTCCTGGCAGAATATTAAATTTATATAATAGAGCTGTAACAGGCGAATCGTTAACACCTGATCAAAGGGCTGACTTTAGAAAACAGGCTCAAAATATATATGATTTAGCTTTTGAGGATCAATCCCTTAATTTGGCAAGATACACAGATATTGCAAAACGCAAAGGGTTTGATCCTGATGTTATTGTTTTTGATTATTCTAAAGGCATAGAACCTAAGATTTTTGAAGATTCATTAAGAAGAAAAACATTATTAGATTTACAAAATCTTGATGCAACACAATATACAGAAGAACAATTAGAAATACTTGCTCAAGTTCTTTCAGAAAAATTACAACCTAATCAATAACGAATAAATGGAAACACCATTAGAAAAAGTACAAAGATTACAAAAAGAAACTGCTACTCAGGTTGTAGAACCTAAAAGCACTCCAGGTCTAGTAGCAGGAACTACTCAAGCTGCTTTACAAGGATTATCTTTTGGTTTTTCTGACGAAATTGCCGCAGGAATATCGTCTTTAGGTTCTTTATTTACAGACGAAACATTCCAAGAATCTTTTGATAGAACATTGAAAGAAAAAAGAGATGAAATTAAAGAATTTAAAAAATCAAATCCAGTTGCATCTAATGTTGGAGAAATAACTGGAGCTGTAGCTCCAGCGATAGCATCATTATTGTTAATGCCTTTTACTGGAGGAGCTACTTCTGCTGGAGCTGCTGCTTCAGCAGCTAAAATATTAAGCAACCCATTATTAGCTGGAAAAGTTACCAAACCAGGATTAGGATTGTTGGCAAGAACTGCTGAAGCAGCAAAAATTGGCACACTTCAGGGTGCTGTGGCTGGTGCTGGTTATGCAGAAGGTGAGGTTGGAGAAAGAGTTGTAGGAGCTGGAGTTGGAGGATTAGCTGGAGCTGTTGTTGGTGGCGCATTACCTGCAACAGTATCAGGAATATTACAAGCTCCAAAAGCTATTTCAGGTGCTTTTAAAAAATCACAACTTCAAAAATTTAATAAAGATGATATAAGGTCAATAAAAGTTATTGCTGAACAATTCACAAGAGATGAGATACCTATTGAAACTGTTGTGAAAAAAATTAATGACAATATAGAAGCAGATAAATTGGTTGGATTAGCTCCAGTAGAAATTTTGGCTGACTATGGAGGTGATGCTGTTAATAGAAAATTAAGAGGAATAAAAAGCAGAGTACCAGGAATGAATATTGGCAAAGAGCTAATCGAAAGAACCTCTGGAACAACAGAACAAAAGGCAGCAGCAATGTCTGATTTAGAAAGGCCAGACATTCAATCATCAAGAATATTAAAAGAACTTAAGTCAGCAGCAAAAGAAACAGTAAAGACTCCAAAAATATCTTTGGATTCTGGGATTGATGATCTTTCTAATACTATTGAGAGTTATTTATCACCATTATATGAAACAGCTTTTCTAAAAAATCAAAAGGTTGCAAATTTAGATGTTTATAAGTCCTTGAATCAGCCCGTAATAAGAGAGGCTTATAGGGATGCGTCATCTGCTTATAGAGAAAAATTAATTGCAGAAAATAGAAAGCCATTTCCCATACCACCTTTAAGAAGCCTATATATTAAAGAGAAGGGAAAAATTGTTGGTGTAAAAAAAGAACTCCCATTAGAATTTTTGAATTTAATTAAAAAATCAGCAGACACACAAACTTTTAAAAAAGTAAAAGAAGGATCTATAAATAAAGAAAGAGCAAATAATAGAAAAAAAATAGCAAACTCTTTTAGAACTGTATTAAAAGATTCTGTAGAAGGCACTGAATATAAAGATGCTTTATCAATGGCAGCAGATAGATTTGCATTACAAGATGCTTTTGAAAAAGGAATTATGTTCGGCAAAAGATCAACCTCTGCAAAAGCATTTGATACAGAATTTAATAAATTAAATACAGACATAGAGAGAGATGCTTTTAAAATAGGTGTTTTTCAAGACATATATAATGATATAAATTCTATTGGAGATAATATTGATTTAGTCAAAAAAATATTTGCATCTCCAGATTTACAACAAAAATTAATAATATTGTTTGGCAATGATTTAGATGCAAGGCAAAGATTTGTAGAAAGGCTTGTAAGAGAATCAAATATATCTGTAAATACTGCTACTGTAATAGGCGGTTCTAATACAACAGAAAAGCTGCTTGATGCTCAAGATGCAATACAATCATTGTCTGATTTGGTTGTTGCTGGTACAGCGCCTACAAGCTCGGCTGGTATTAGGTCAGAAGCAAGTTTATTTAACAAAGCAAGAGATATTGTTTCAAATCCAACAGAAAAGAGAGCAAGGTCTGTAGGAAAATATTTGCTAGAAAGAAATCCAGCAAAACAAAAAGAAATATTAGACCTCATGTTGCAAATGCAAAAACAAGGAAAATACCAAGGGGTATTAGCAGATCAATTTGCAACTAGACCAATATCTAGGGTTGGCGTTCAACAAATTCCACAGGCACTCATACAAGAAGAATAAACCATGCCAAGGGCGACCGAAAGAGTTGGTCGATCAGGTGAGTACCTCACAGCAGCACTCCTCTCTCAAGTTTCCGATACAGTTCTTGTTGTTCCGCATGGCTCAGAAGCGGATATAGTCTTTGAACACGAAAACAAACTCTACAAAGTCCAAGTTAAAACCTCATCCAAAATAAACAAAGGCAGAGTTAATTGGCGATTTGATATGCGTAGAGGATCGCATAGCAGAGATAGAGAATACCAACATCAAGCTATTGATATCTTTGCTTTGGTTTCTCTTAAATATAGAAACGCAGTTTTTATCAAGCCTATGGAGCAAAAACAAATAACTATAGCAGACGAACACATGAAGAATAATGATGCTGTAAACAACATTCTTGATATATTGTCTAATATACACTAAACTTCATAATTATACATTGGGAGATGTTATGAAAACTTTAGACGATTTATTTGCTATCTATTGCAAAGACTTATCTAGGAGAGGAACTAAAACAATAGATAAGATTAAACAAACCTACAACAACAATATCCAACCTACACTTGGTCATAAGGATATAACCACTATCATTCGCGGTGATATTGCAACATTACATTTTGATATAAGCGATCGCGCACCCTATGTTGCTAATAAATGCCTAGGTATCTTAAAAGCTATGTATAACCTAGCAATCACTTTGTCTTTGGTTGACACCAATCCCGCATCGCACATCCACAAAAACAGAGAGAACAAACGCAAACGCTACCTCACAAATGATGAGCTAGTAAAACTGTTTGCGGTCTTAGATAAATACGAGAGCAAAGATCAGTACAAGAAGTCAGTCGCATTTATCAAGCTGCTACTCTTAACGGGTGCGCGGAAGGGGGAGATAGCAAAAGCTAAATGGTCTGATTTAGTAGGTAATTCATTGGTTATTAAAGATCACAAAACCGATAAGCTGGGTGATGATAGGATCATTCATCTACCGCCTTTGGCTATGGATGTGGTGAATAAGCTAGATAAAAGCGGTGAATATATCGTTGGTATCAAGACACCGAGAAGAGCATGGGAAACATTCAAGCGCGAGGCGGGGTGCGCGGATGTAAGACTCCATGATATTAGACATAGCTTTGCATCCTGGTCATTACAAAAGATGAATCTATCAGAGGTTGGTCAGCTTCTTGGTCATAAAGATATTGCAACCACCCAGAGGTATGCTCACATTCACCAAGACCAAGCGATAGCCAACGCGCAGAAAGTCGGTCAGCACATAGAAAGTATTATAGAAAGTAATCTATAAACTATTTATATCAATGCAAACACGATTCTCGTTTCGTGTATGAATACCTAATTTAATTAGGTATTCAGCTACACATTGAGGATCTTTTTCGTTTGCACGACAAAACATTACAAAATCTTTCATTAAATCTCTGTCCAAATGAATAGGTTTTTTACCTTCACATTCGTTTTTTACAGGATCATCAAAGTCTGCAAAGTTCATATTCATAACTCCTAGACCTTAGTTTCTATTCTATAAGGCCCAATGTTGTTACCCTCACCATCTACACCATGCACCATCTCAAGTTCTAAGTCGATGTAGTGCTTGGCTTTTAACAAGTCATTCACAACATTGTCCTTATTTCTGGTTACATATTTAACAACATTACCCAGATTCCAAGACAAGTTGTTAGCGTAAATGTAGTCCGTTGGTGATACTTTGAGCTTTTTATAATGATCGCCACCGACTTGTCTGTTGGTAGCTTTATTATCAATCGCTCTATCCCATTGCTCGGGTGTTACATCATCTATACTCATTATTTCTCCTATTAATTTAACTTACTATATTGCATATTCTAATGCTATCGTGTAAATTTAACAACTATAAAGTACAAAAAGGGAGTATTATGGAATTTGAAAATACCGATACTAGCAAATTTTTCGACACGAAAGAGCTTGCACAAAGGTGGAAGATCAGTCCACGCACCTTAGAAAATCAAAGAGGTAAAGGTCAAGGGCCTGAGTTTTTCAAAATAGGTGGCAAGGTTTTATACGATAGAGAATATATAGAACAATACGAAAAAGGTAAAATAGTATCCAATGGCTCACGCAATATTTAGCCCTTCCTCAGCTGATCGATGGTTTAAATGCCCTGCTTCGGCATACCTAAACTATCAAGCAGAATATACCGTTGGCTTGCCAGCAGCTACAGGAACACTCATTCACTCTATGACAGAAATGCTACTCAAAGGTAGGCTGATTGATGTCAGCTTGCGCGATTATTGGATTGGTCGTAAAGAAGTTGTAGAAGATTTTGAGATTGAAGTAGATGAGGACATGGTTGCCTGTGCCGAAGTGTATGTAGATTATATTGAGAAAAGACAAAAAGAGTTGGGTGCGCGGAGCGTGATAGAAGAGAAAGTTTATTTGGATGAAATATCAGACAAGTGCTTTGGTACTGCTGACTGTATTTTATTATCAGACAATAGAATCTGTGTTATAGATTTAAAGTCTGGTAAGTGGAATGTAGAAGCCATGAAGAATAAACAGCTTATGATCTATGGCTTGGGTGCGCTAACTAGATATGGAGGTGGCAATCCTGATATCACTATGGAGCTAACCATCGTACAACCAAGAGTCAAAAACCAAATCAAGACATTTGAAATCTCAGCACCTAACTTGGTGGAATGGGGTTTTACAGACTTAAAGCAAGCTACAGATGCTTGCGATGAGGAAAGCCCACAATATAACTTTGGAGATCATTGCAGATTTTGTAATGCCAAAGCTGATTGTGATGAATATAAACAAAAATCAGGAGAGTAATTATGACTGATAAAAAAGCAGAGCCTATCTTTACTATTAATAGAGAGGATGGCTCAACAAGAGAAGTTTTTGAAACTGACTTAGATGAAAAAACTATGCCTTTGGCGAATGAATTATCTAGTGTAAATCGTTCGATACAATACAAAAGAAATTCTGAATTGTATCAACAAGCAATACACTTGACACAAGATTTAAGAAGTCTTGAAAGAGATTCTAATAATCTTGCTGCTCAATTAGATGCTGCATTAGAAGGTGATGATAAAAAAGTAGAGGTGGTTAAATGAGTCTAGCTGCGATTCGCACGAAGGGTAAATTAAAACCGCCAATCATAGTTCTATATGGGACTGGTGGTATCGGTAAGACGACCTTTGCTGCAAGCATGGGTAAAAATGTTGTCAAAGATTCTGAAGGTAATATCATTGCTGAAAATGTAACAAAAGAAAAATGGTCTAAAAGCAAGGTTGGGGTTGAGGATACTTACCCTAAAGATAGCAAATGGTCTGGATCGCATGGTGTTATTATTGTTCAATGTGAGGATGGTATAGGTAAGATCGAATGTAATCATTTTGATGTAGCTAAAACCTACAAAGAGTTCATGGATAATCTGTTATCGCTTCTTAATGAAGATCACGAATATAAAACTGTTGCAGTTGATAGTTTGGATTGGCTAGAGAAGTTAATGAAAACTCATGTTTGTGAAGAAAATGGTTGGAATGATATTTCCCAGCCAGCTTTTGGTAAAGGTTTTACTGCCACTCTCAAACTATGGGAAGAGTACCTTGAGGTTTTAAATCGTTTAAGAGATGAAAAGAATATGACAGTCTTGCAGATTGCTCATAATGAAATTAAGCGTATAGAAGATCCAACCAACGATCCACATGACAAAATGCAAATAAAACTCTACAGAAAGGCCGCTGACTTAGTGGTTGAACACGCTGATTGTGTTTTCTTTGCAAACTACAAAATTGGTACAGTACAAGTCAAAGGCAAAAATGGTGCAATGTCCACCAGAACTGTTGCTGGAGATCGAAAGATTTTTACTCAGGAAGCACCTGGTTTTCAAGCTAAAAACAGATATGGCTTACCGAGTGAAATGCCTTTTGAATGGGCAGCCATTCGTGAGGAAATGTTGAAGTGAGCGAATTAAGGGAAGTCGATAGAGTAAAGAAAACCTTAGAGTTGTGCAGAGATGCTTTGAACAATGAGATTGATGCAATCAACCCAGAGGACAATTCTTTACCTGTTGACGGACTGCATTGGCTTATTTCTCTTGAGGCGGATTGTAAGGATTTAGTCAAATATTTATCTGACTACGATTCTTACGATCCAGGTTAATTTTAAAGTAAGGGTAAATTATGGATTATTCAGAATATAAAAAAGAAGATGTGCTTGTAGATGAATCAGGCACAAGTATTGAGCCTGGCATACATGAAATTAAATGTATGACAGAGGAGTTGTTTGAGGGAGAAGATAAAAATGGTGTTGTCCGCAAGGTGGTGCTAGATTTTATTTTTCCTAAAGGACAAGCAAAGGTTAAAGAATGGTACACAATAAATAGTGGAAATCCAAAGGCTGAAAATATTGGGATAGCAAAACTCAATGGCCTTATGGTTGCTGCTGGACTAAATAAATTTAGTGAAACTTGGAGTACCGATGGTCTTGTTGGTAAATCTGTGATTTGTAAAATTATTGAAGTTGAAAAGGAAGGTAAGAAATATTTACAAATTGATGATGATTATGGCAGAAACTACAAACCTGTGAAGGAAGAAACACCTTCTAAGATTGTAAAAGAGGAGAAGCCAAGTGCATCAGAAAACACAGACGAAATACCATTTTAATGCTTTAAAAATGCGCCCAGCTTTATGCGCTTATTGTCGCATACCTGCTGGGCCATACTTGAGCATTAGGGAGAACACAATATATGGAGCTTGCTCCAAAGAACATTTAGAACTATTACGCGAGGATAATAAGTTGAAGAGAG